AGTAATAGTAGTAAACATAGTATATTGCCTATCGTAGATCCAGGATTGCATATCAGATGATTTACCGTATACAGAATTGACAGCAAGCTTAAGAGCACCGACAATACCAGCAATGCGTTTATCTTTCTTAGCTTGAGGTTTGAGTTCCAAACGTCTATCGAACATCTTCTTATACCCAATAAGAAAAGATTTCCCAAGGTGAGCAGGATATCTGCTATTATTAATGCCAATAGCGGGATAATAACTACTAACATCCCAATCAATAATCTCATATTCCTCATCCGCTTCAAATACCTCAGGTTTATTCTCAGTATGGAGACCACCCTTTGCGAAAGTGTACGTGTTGCCATAAAATTCTATGCTTTCTTTAAAATCGTCATTTAATCCTAACACTAGCTTGTTCATTCTCTTGAGAAAGTCTATTAGCTGAGGTGTCATGAACTTGACGTAGTCAGCTATACAATACTTCACTTTAATCTCCTTACGAAAGAATCCTTTCTTTGGTAGTTCTTTAAGCTCTATATTCTTCTCTTCACAATAATACTTCTTAATCATTTCATCACCAATCTTACTATCAGAATAATTAAGACATGGTATACCAAACTCTGCTTCAATATCTAGCCTTAGCTCGATTTGATTGTTACCCTCATATAATGGGTGCTTAGTATCTCCTGTTGTCACCTTATAGAATTCATAAGTGGCGTAAACATCATTACGACAATATTCTCTTGTGACTGCAATATCTTCTTGAGTCATATTCTCCTTGGTGTAGTGAATAGGCATCTCTTCGATGTTCTCAAGATCCATCTCAAACTCTAGTCTCTTCAGGCTAACCATACGATTCTTATTGTCGTAATGATTAATCTTAAATAGATCTATTTGTTTAAGGGTGAGTGCATCTTCTCTGTATTCAGCAAATACATCATAGTTAGCATCATGTATTACATCTTGGGCTTTCTGTGCTATCTTAGCACATAGTTCTAAACGTGGTACATCATGCCAGTAATCATAACTACGAATAATCCACTCAACTATTTGACTATCGAAGCGTAGGTTGTTATATCCCACCCAATAATAATCTTTATGCTTACTTATGTAGTTCATGAATGCATCAAGACTGTAATGCCATCTGCTCACCATGAACTCTCTACTGGTGTCCTCTTCAGGATTGTAGATGTTAATGAGGAATAACTCCTCCATTGTCTCGATGTCGTATATTAATACTTTCATTTCTTTGTTGTTCTATCAATAAACCAAATAGCTATTCTCATAATAAAGACAACTATCTTAAATGTAAAGTCTTCGAACCATCTCATGAGTACGTAGTTAAAAAAGGGAGCACATTACATGCCCCCATTATGATTAGTATTCTAATGCAGTCCTAGTAAGATTAGTAGGTATATTTTTCATACCATACTTCTTCAAGAACTCCTGCTTCCTATGTGTGTAAGATAGCTCCAGTTCTTTTCTGTGTTGTGCAATAGCTACAGCTACTGTGGTATTGATATCTATATGTACCTCTTTACCGTTCTCTATTATTATCATATCTCTATTTCTAATGTTTTAAGAATCTCTGCTCCTTTATAAGCACGAGGTTTGATATCTGCTCTACCATATACATTGATCTCACCACTAGATGATCTACTGATGTTGATATATATCTTACGAGATTTCTCTTTTAAGAATAAATCAAGACCATTAGTCTCACCTTCTGTGTATTTACCATCAATAGACCAACTGTAACCTGTAGTGCCCACCCATCCAATGATAGCTGATTCACCCATTGTTTCATTGATGGCAGCGATTACCACCTTACTACCTGCACGTGTAATTACTTCGTAACCATGTGTGCTGTACTGTTCTAAATTAAAGTTTTGCTTTTTCATTTGGTTTAATTATTAAAAGATTTGTTTTTAATTACATTAACTTTTACGGTTGTGAAGTTAAGGATATCCAGCCTGTTAGAATGTATTTACTCTGTGTATGACTAACTTGTCCACGGTGTGTGTGAGTCCAATCAGCAGGGAAGAATAATAACTTACCTTGTTCTGCTGGTTCTATATGTTTTTGAAACATAAACTCTGTACCACCGTCTTCAACATCATTCAGATATACCATCCATACAAATAGCCTAATCTTTTCTTCTGTCGACTCATAATGCCAAGCTTTAAAGCCTTGGTTTGGTAGATATCTTTGAATATTATATCCATCAACTTCTACTGTAGTGTTTAAGAATATAGGAAACTTATCCATATATCTATACATCTCATCAACCATCTTATCAACAATATCAGTGAGTCTATCACCATACAATCTATCAACTATATTCTTAGTGTCATGATATACATAAAAGTCTGATGAGTGTTTAACATCGTGGTTTATTCCTCCACCAATGTATCCATCAATTGCATATCTATCATTAGCCTCAAATATGTTAATAATCTCCTCACATTCTTGTTTAGTGAGGAGATCTTTTCTGTGTATGAAATCTACTAGTTCCATTGTTATTTAATTATCGTCTCCATCATATCCATCCTCCATGATATTAATACCCTCCATTAGTTCATCATTGGTTATCCAATCAGGTAATGGCGTACCTTTAGATACATGCTTATCGTTGTATGTCATTAGTCTGACTTCTTCGATGTCTGTATCTTCGTACGGTGGATTATAATAATCACCTAGATCATATGAATGTATCCAATTTACTTTAACTTCACACCATTCATCATCTATTGTAGGATGATAGCATGTTACGTATGAATGTCCTGTTATCTGTGTCATAGTAATGATAAACATATTAAAAATACAATAATACATAAAACTGACCAGAATGTAACATCAGCTGATAAATCACTTGACGACTTTTTCTTTCCTTGATCTCTCATCGTTTCTCTATAAGTCTACCATGTGATGTATATTTACCCTTCTCCATGTTATCAACATAGATGTCCTCGCTTGCAATGATTCCAAATTCTTTATATTTCTCATGTTTAGTAGCATGCATCTCAGACTTACCTTCTATTCTAGCTGTAGTTACATACACAAATATAAATAATATAAATCCTATAATCATTACGATTAGAGATGCAATCCATGACCACATCTCTAATTTCTTTCGTAACTCTAATGATATCACTAGTCTAATAGTTTAGATGCTAAACTACGTCCCACTTGATCTTCAGGATTCTTACGACCACGCTCTTGTGCTACAGAAATCTCCACCTCTGTAAATAGATATGAAGCATAGTTACTGCTATTCTTTAACATTACAGCATAATACTCATTATTAGCTGTTTTCTTCTTGTTCTGGTTCTTAACGTGAACAAGGTTACCCACTCTAGTTTTAATCATATTTATTTGGTTTAATTATTAATTCAGTTAATGTATGTTTTGATCCTAATACTTTAGGAACACTATTAAATGCTAAACACCATCTATCTTCAGTTGTAGCCATGTTTGGTACACCATGTGGTAGATAGCTAGGAAATAATAATATCTCATTGTTAGCTACAGGAACGGTAGAAACAGTTTGAGCATATGGATTACCTTTTAATAAATTAGGATTAACATCTGGTTCTAATCTATACACTGTTGCTCTATCTACATTAGCCTTATAAAACTTAATGAGTGTATTATTATCTGGTACATCCATGTAATACACACCTGAAATTACAGAATTATGATGATAATGTACATGTGTACCACCACCATTTATATTTCTGTTAACCCAACTCTGTGTTATCATGATGTCACCTTCAATAGCTAACCCATGTACATAGAAATCTTTAACCTCTTTCTCAATATAAGCTTTAAGTATTTCCATACCTAGTAAGTCTAGACAATATGACTCTACTGATTTAAAATGGTTTGCATCAGCTTTAAGATCATTACCATACACTGGTTCCATCTTAAGCTGTTTTAATTTCCATATTTCATCTTTAAAATACTCCTGCACTCTAACTCTGAGCACAGGAGTAGGAAATAAACTTATTATTTCTAAGTTTTCCATTTACTTTAAATTAACTTTTTTAATCTCTCTAATAACAGTTAACTCATACACTGGTGTTTCTTCTTTTCTAGACTTGTTTCTATAAAAGTGAACATTAACAGTGGGTGATTTAACATCTCTAAGCTCTTGTAATGATACATCACCATATGAGCCAAACTCTTTAACAAATACCCTCATCTTATTATTGATTTTAATTATTGGTTTAAATCCTCTTCAATATAATCCCACTCATCATATATATTACTCATAAATGTAACTACAACCATTCCTTCCTCTAATACTGGAACTAATAGCTCTGTTGTTTCATCTTCTTCCATATATATACCAAGTATGCCACTATGTTGTAACATCACTGTATTCATGTCACTTATACTAAAATCATACAACTGATTCTCGTGTTCTATCCAACCAATAGTATCTTCATTGGCAACTAAAACAAGCGCAGCATCAGGATTGTCATCAATTTGAGCATATATCTCAACATGAACAGGGAATCCATGCTCAGCATAGAACTCCTCGTAGTCATCACTATCTAATGGTACATCATTCATTTCATAGACATGTGTGTATATAAAATCACCACCAAGTGTAGTCATGATTCTCTCTGTAGTGAATAACATGCCCTCCTTTATTGTGGAGGGCACGTAATTTCTAAATACTAAGTTAGACTGTATGTACATTGTAATCAACAAATAATGAATCCAATTCGGCTTGAAGCTCAAGTATCTTCATTCTTCTTTTAGCTACTATCTGTTGCTCAAATAGTTTCTTAAATATAGCAATCTCTTCTTTACTACACAACAAAATACCATCTAAATCTTCATCAGATATTCTAATTATGTCAATATTGATACTAGTTTGCTTGAAATTATCTGTATCATACACGCTAATTTCCAATTTATTAGGAAACCTACTGAATGAAAAATTCATATAATCTACACCTGATGTGATATGCACTTTAATGTTATCTGATACAACTATAGGGCTTTCAAGAATTGTACTATGCTCTGCTAGTAGATTTCTTAGATCTGTTGCTAGTTCTACTAGCTCGTTTAATTGATTTCTCATGCGTTTTCTTAAAATTTACGTTAAACACTTTACTACTGATGTTACAAGATGATCTATTATCACTAAGATATATCTTGTAATAGCTCTTACCACCTGAGTGGTATTCATAGAAGTATGAACCACCTTTACGGTAGATGATGTCTGTATTAACTACTGTATAGTCAATAATACACTTGCACCTACCGTATTTGGGTCCTTCTATCTTAATAGCTTTTTGAATATCCATAAGCTATTTATCTTTAACTTCATACATAAAACAAAACGAACACATAGCAAATACTACTGCTGATACCATAGCTATGTCTGGATGATTAATAATAACCATCCAGATAATGTTAGCCATAGACAACACGCATAATACTGCTAATATCACTAATGAAACAACATCTCGCTTTTCCATTAGTATACAATTTCTTTGAGTGCTTCAACGGTAAATGGAACGGCAAATGCTTTCTCATATACTTGTTGTTGTAACTCTGCTATCTCTTGAGAGTGTAGTGATTTAATCATTTCATTGTAATGATAATTTACTACGTTCTCAACAATAGTTCCGAGCCTAAATGCTCGTTCATGTGAGATATCAGACATTGTGATTAACAATCTATCTGATCCTTTCACCTTAGCTGGTATATGACAACTAGCTAACTCATCTACAATCGCCTGAATAACAACATCATTCATGTCGCCATACAAATCAAAGGTTATTTTCATTGTTTGAAAATGTTAAAATGTGGATAATTTATATTTAAGGGAAGGCAAAAAGAAAGAGCCCAACAATATGCTGAGCCCTTTACTACATCTTAACCCTTTAACCATTTAATCTTTACCTGTAAGTAGTTTCAATCCTACCAATTCTATGTGTGATGTTTCCTGATAATGTAACAATAGTTGTGTCACGTATCTCTCCATCACTACATACATACCATCCTCCTTTGTTATGTTGTACACATACAACATTAAAGTCTGAATAGTTTACATCAGTGTTATTCTCAGCAACGATGGAAGCACCATTAGACAGTTTAACTTTCTCATGAGTATCACAACTCATCAATGTAGTGACAATAGCCACTAGTAATAATAGTTTCTTCATTTGAATGAATTTAAAAAG